AAGAAAACTGTCATCATCAACATTCAGAATGGTAGTGGATATTACAGACCAACAGAAAATGATATGGAAGATGTATTGAAATACAAGCATCAGGAAGAAAATCGTGCTACAGAAGTGTTTGGCAATCTGCAGCCGGTAAGAGAATTCATCAGGAAATATGGTAAGGGTAAGAAAAATGCGAAAGTGTGATAGTTGTCTTTATGGTGAAAAACTCTACGATGGTACATTGATTTGCCAACACATCGTATCTATGCAAGGAAGAGAAGCCACACAAGACTATATGATTTGTAATAGGGTTGCTAAGTGTGATTTCTTTTTAGAAACAAATGTTAAATGTAGTGAATGTTCTACCCGTCCTGGAACATTTCAGTTGATGAAAGTTGTTGTGCTGGTGTGACTACTAAGAAGCATAAAGCAGCACTTGAAGTCATGAAATCGTGCCAGATTGAGGTTACAAACAGCCAGAAAACTAAATAAAACTATGTTTTTATGTTGTCGGTCAAGCTCTATCGTAAAAGTCTCAAAACCCTTGATTTCAAAGGCTTTTGCGATACTGCGTGTACCGCTGAATAAATCTAAACACTTCATTATAGTTTTACTTCCTTTCTCAAATTACGTGTAGTACGTGATTACAAACGACCAAATCAAAACATAGATTGGTATACAGATATTATGGAGGTAACGGCAGAAGATATTATTGAGAGATTCGGAAGACCAGATGTAATCTGGGCAAGTCCACCGTGTACAAGTTACTCGATTGCTGCAATATCACACCACAGAAAGAAGAATGCAGAAACCGGCAGTCTTGATCCTATAAGTGATTTTGCAAAACTTTCAGATGAGCTTGTGAAACATACATTGGAGCTTATCAGAGAATTGAAACCTAAATATTGGTTCATTGAAAATCCCAGAGGTGGTATGCGAAAAATGGACTTCATGCAAGGGTTGCCACGATATACAGTTACATACTGTCAGTACGGTGACACACGAATGAAACCTACGGATATATGGACTAATCACCCGAATCCTAAATTTAAACCAATGTGTCATAATGGCGATCCATGCCATGAAAAAGCACCAAGAGGGAGTAAAACAGGCACACAAGGATTAAAGGGTGCTGTACAGAGAAGTGTTATACCAGAAGAATTATGTTTACATATTGCAGATATATGTAAGTAAATTGGAGAGAAAGTAAACATGAAAATATGTAATGCGCAAGGTTGTGGTGTTTGCTATATATGTGATGGTACACCGCCAATTACAAATGGATATTCTCATGGAGATATCTGTCGAAAGAAAGCTGAATCAATTATAAATGCTCTTGAAGATGGAGAATTATATAGATTTAAAAATGGAAAGTTATATCAAATAGAAGTTAGTCCAGAAGATATATTGGAAGAAACAGAATATACTTTGGAGAAATCATAACCACGATAGCAAAAAAGGAGAGTTTAAAGTGAAAGTATTTTTAGGTGGCACATGTGCCGGTTGGAAATGGAGAGATGAGTTGCAGCCATTACTTAAATGTGACTATTACAATCCAATTGTAAAGAATTGGAGTGAGGAAGACAGACTGAGAGAAGTCCATGAAAGAGAGACTTCTGATTATGTTCTGTACGGTATTACTAACGGAATCAAAGGTGTATATTCGATTGCAGAAGTTGTTGACGATTCAAACAAACGCCCGGAGAAAACAATATTCCTTAACCTGTATAAAACATACGAAAGAAGTAGCGAATCTAAACAAATGGCACATAGTTTGAAAGCTACTGAAAATATGCTGAAAGCAAATGGAGCTATGGTCTTCAGTGGTGAAAAGGCACTTCTGGAAGTCGCAGAGTATTTGAATAAAGCAGTTTCAATATAAGGAGAACGGTGGGAAATGGGAGAATTTGTAAAACCAAAGAGAGTCATCGTTTCCGATAAAGAATATATCCAAAAACTTGTTAATGCTAATCTGGTAAAAGATTTACATGACAATGAAGAAATCTGCCCTTATTGTCATGGTACAGGCATGGTAATAAGAGATAATCAATATGGATTATCCGATGATCCAGACAGAAAAGTATGGTTTCCGTATAAGCATCAGGCAATTACTTTTTGTCAACATTGTTTTAATGGTGTGATTCTCAGATGTAAATTATGTGGAGAAGTAATTCAGCGTGGATATACAAAACATGATTGCAAACAGCAAAGAACTATAGACGAGAAATTACGAGAGCAGAAAAAACGAGAAGAATTTGAAAAAGCACCGCTTTTACCAGAAGAAAAACAGAAAGATTATGAATATTTCTTTTCGGAAGAATACACGCATGATAACGGTTATTTTAATGACTGGGAAGAATTTTTTGATGACTGGGAAAATGAACACGAAGGATATGGAGATGTTCGCCCGGAATATGTGTGGGTAACTGAGCCAGTAGAAATGAGCATAAATGCAGAAAGTATTGCAGAACAGGCAACAGAAGATTTATATGAAGATGCATATTATGACATACCTAAAGGAGAAATCAAAAGGTTACAGGCAATTCTTGACTATTGGGCAAAGACATGTGGTGTAAGTACAACGTATTACGAGAGTCACAAATACAAAGTAAGAATACCGTGGGAAAACTATGATAAAAGAAAGGAAAAACAGTAAGAATGGGATTTTGTCAGAGATGTGGAGGTTATTGTGCCGATAACTATACATATTGCAAACCATGTTACATTGCACTGGGTACGCCATATGGTACATCAATTTCAAAAGGACATCAGTGCAGAGAGTGTGGAAGAACAATTTATGGCAGATATAATTATTGCCCGGATTGCGCACGAAAGAAAGGATTTTTGAAGGAGGACTATTAAGCTAAATTATGAGTAATTTTTATATTGCAGATTTGCATTTAGGGCATGAGAATGCAATGAGAAGGTTTGACCACAGACCTTTTAAATCATTAGAAGAACAGGACAGAGCGATTATCGCCAATATCAATAACAGAGTTTCGCCACAGGATAATCTTTATTTGTTGGGCGATGTATCATGGTATAAGCCGGATAAGACTGCAGAACTGATTAAACAGATTAAGTGCAAGAACCGATATCTGATTGTAGGAAACCATGATAGTTGGATCAAAGATGGGAAATGCAAGAAACTGTTCCAGGGAATCTATGATTTGAAAAGAATCAATGATGAAGGAAGGATTGTTGTACTTTGCCATTACCCGTTAGCCGTGTGGGATCAGTCACATAGAGGTAGCTATCATTTATATGGTCATGTGCATAATAATCTGAGTGAAGACGGGAAAACACCGACACACAATATCTTGTATAATGAAGAAATGAAAAACGCATATAATGTAGGTTGTATGATGCCATATATGATGTACACACCGAGAACACTTGACTATATTTTAAAGAAAACCGGGAGGGCTTCTAAGTGAATTTAGTTGAGCATTACATACGCAGAATTATTAGTACAACGGATATATCAGACCGATATAAAGAAGAAATGAAGAAGTATGATCCAAATTATGAGCTGCAAGAGCCGGTGTACGAAGTAAAACTTGAATATGATTGTTATGGTCATATAGGGGAGTGTACTGAAATGTGGAAAAGGTCATATTATATTGAGGTATTGGAAAGAGGTTATTTTTTAGCATAAACAAGCCAAAATAAATATTGACATTATATAAAAATATGATATACTAAGAAAGGAGTTAGCAATGTTTGAATGGAATCCAGTTTTCAATTTTGCAATGAACATCAAACATAAGTATTTGAAAGAGTTCGGCAAAGTTGAATACAAAAAATATGAGATTGAAGAGAATGACACCACTAAAACGGTATCATGCTTAGAATACTGGATTAAGGCACTCAACGATGAAGCAGCCAAAGGAAAAATCAAATATCTTGAAATAAATCAAGAGGGGGATCTTATCCTTGTCCGATATGGTAAATTCAGTTCAGCCGGTGATGGTCAATACGAAATTACTGTTGAAGACCTCTGGAATGCAGATAACGGATTTTTCTTAGAGTGCCGGAGTGTAGTAATCAATCTCAGAACAGAGGAAATTGTCATTGCACCATTTAAGAAGTTCCGAAATCTGAATGAGTGTCCAGAAAACGATATAAAAGTCGTGACAGAAGAAATCAAAAATGCGAAAACTGTTGAAATCACAAATAAACTTGATGGAAGTATGCAGTGTGTACGGTGGTATAACGGCGAGGTCTTCATGTCTGGTAGTCAGGCGATTAACCCTGATATGTCGTGGAGATTAGCCGATGGAATTTCACGATTATCAATCAATAATAAATGTATGGCAAAAGAAAATCAGAACCTTACATTTATTTATGAATACATTTCATTACCAGATGCTCATGTTGTTAAATACACAAAAGAGCAAGAGGGATTGTATCTGATTGGTATTAGAGATGTATATACCGGCAGACAGTATTCTTATAAAGAAGTTGCAGAATATGCAGCTAAGTACCACGTACCGATGACGGAGATTTTTGACAAGACTTTTGGTGAAGTATTGGAAGAGGTCAAAGTAATCAAGTCGGACGATATGGAAGGATTTGTAATTAACATTGACGGTCACATGATTAAAGTGAAAGGCGATGATTACACACAGATCCATAGAGTATTATCAAAAATATCTTCTATCAATTTAATTATTCAGAGTGTTGCAGAAGATAGAATTGACGATCTGTACAGTAAAGTTCCGGCAGCATACAAACCAAGAGTACGGATAGTTGAGAAAATTGTTCGAGGATATATTTCAGACATGGAATCAGAAACTTCCGAATGGTACTCAAAAGCTCCAAAATCTGACAGAAAGACCTTTATGATTTGGGTGCATGAAAATGTTCCACCGAAATTCAAGTCATATGTCAGAAACAAGTATTTTGGTATAGAAAACAATTATATCAAATATGGAAGTGATAAATGCCCAGGTTACAGAAAACTTAATGAAATGGGTGTAACAGACTACAAGAAAATTTTTGAAGAGAGTGAGGAAGAGTAAAGGTGGTTTCTATGATTGGATGATAGGAATGGATTAGGGGATATCGGTGTATATTATATATTCAATGTTGTCACAAACAAAATATACATCGGATCTTCAATACATATAAAGAAAAGGTTTCATGAGCATAAATGGGCATTAGATAATAATAAACATGTCAATGGGCATCTGCAGAAATCATGGAACAAATATGGTGAGGATAACTTTAAATTTGGTATTATTGACACTGATTTTAAAGAAAATGACATAGATAGTTTGCGTGAAGCAGAACAATATTATATAGATTATTTTGAATCATATAACAGTGAATTTGGCTATAACATAAGCAAGTTTGCGAGTGGTTCTGGCGGTTATGAAGTGTCTGAAACTACACGCCAAAAACTTAGAGAAGCAAGCACTGGAAGAAAATTTACCGAAGAACAGAAGAGAAGAATGAGTGTAACACGAATGGGTAAATTAAACGGATTTTATGGGAAAAAGCATTCCGAAGAGGCAAAAGAAAAAATGAGAAAAGCAGCTAAGAATAGAACTGTAACAGATAGACAATTAGCTGGACTTGAGTTTGGGAGAGGGACTAAGGCGTATACAGACAAAACGTACCAGAAATTAAAGGGGATTCATGCTGGTGAAAAATCTCCAACTGCAAAGTTGAGTGAAAGTGATGTCATAAATATTCTTAGAATGTTAAAAAACAACGAAAAATATACCACAATTTCTTCAAAATATAATATATCAATAACGCAAATTTCAAGAATAAAACATAAGGAAAGGTGGGGATATTTGTATGAAAAATACCCAGAATTGTACACCTAAACTCGTTGTTATTGTTGGGCTTCCGGGAAGCGGAAAGTCAACATTAGCACAAGAATTAAAAGAAATGTACAACGGTACAATCTTTTCGTCAGATAGTATCAGAGAAGAACTTACTGGTTCTGAAGAATGCATGGATCAGGATAAAGAAGTATTCCAGACACTTCATAGAAGAATTAAGGAATATCTGATAGAACATCAGGGAACAGACGGTTGTGCAATTTATGATGCGTGTAATATCAGTTATAAAAAGAGAATGGCATTTTTGCGAGAACTGAAAAAGATTGATTGTAGAAAGGTTTGTTATTTTGTATGGACTCAATATGAAACATGC